ACATGGATACCTACAAGAAAAATCGTGCTAAAAACATTGCCGACATTCGCAAGAAAAAACAGCAAGGTGTGGCGGAAGGCGCAGGCAATATTGGTCCTGCTATCAAATCTCTATACAAAAAGATCTACCGTGCCGGTGATGATGAAATAGAATATTTTTATAACGACAGTCCCGTCTTTGCACAATACTGGGATGAGTACGAAGGTGACTTAAACAGTATTATTGCCGAAGTTGATCCTGCAGAATTACAAATCATTTACGATGAATTAAAATCTTATGTAGATCAGGCGAATTTAGCAGAAGGCGAAGTAACTCGTACACCAACTGGCTTAGTACACAAAGCAACTGATAGGTATGGTGCAGGCGATGATGAACATCTAAGTACCGGAGGTAGATCTGGTTTTGCTAACCCAGGCAAATATGCTAGAGACTTAGATCATGTCAATAAGCAACTGGTTAAAGATTTAGATGCTGGAATGGGTGTTACATGGAAAAAGAATGGACGTGAAATTGAAGTAGATGAAGTCAGCGACAAAACATTGATTGACTATCTAAACAAAGTTCATGCTGATTCCCAAAAGCACGAAAAAGATCCTACCAAGCGTAGTCCAGAAAAAGCCAGCCGTAGTGTGGGCGGTTTTGCTCGTGCGTTCAACAAGTTGGATGCCAGAAAAGAACCAGTCAACGAAATTGATCCAAATAACTACGACAGTGACGAAGATTACTACAGAGATCTAGAAGCAGGTCGCTATCAAGGCGTGCCCAAGAAACCATACAATCCAGACTGGGATGCCGATGACGAAGAGTTCATGCAGAAGTGGTACGAAAAGCACGGTCTTGAAGAACAAGGTGGCTTGGGCTTTGGCGAAAACGACGAAAAAGAAGCTGACTATGGCAAGAGCTATCAAGACATGGTCAAACGTATGGGTGCCAAAGCTCGCGAACAAGAACGCAGCCGCCCTGTGGACATTGGTGCACTGGCACGCAAACTGCGAGACATTGAACACAAGGACAGCAAATGAGATGGCGTGAGATAGCAGAGTCTGCATCAGCAGGTGCAACTGGATCAGGCAGTGTGGCAGTGGTGAGTCAGCCACTGGGCATGCAAACAAGAGCCGGGGGCAACATGCTGTCAGGTAAATATAGCACGGACGCTACACCAAACACGCCTCCAGAAATTAAAAGGTACAAGAAAAATGCTCGCAGACAGTTTGAAAACTCTATTAGCAACTGAATATGCTTTTGTAATCAAGGCACAGTTCTTTCATTGGAATGTGGAAGGACCAGACTTTGCTGAACTACATGGCTTCTTTGGTATGATTTATGATGAAGTCTACGACAACTCAATTGACAAAACCGCAGAGTACATTCGCACACTAGATGATTACACACCTGGCAGCTTTGAACGTTTTATGGAACTGAGTCAGCTGCCTGGACAAACCAAAGTGCCCAGAGCACGTCTCATGATTGAAGAATTGCTAGCCGACAACAGTCGCATGATAGAACTATTGAACAACTGCTTTGCTGACGCTGAAGCAGAGAATCAACAAGGTATTGCCAATTTCCTAGCCGAACGCATTGATGCACACGGCAAGTGGGGATGGCAACTGAAGAGTTTCTTGAAAGACCAGAGAGCATGAGCGACGACATTAGAAGCATTCTTGAAAAACTGACCACACTGGAAAATAAAATTACTCCAGTGACGGTCAAGCACGGATTGAATAAGCAACAACAATCTGTACATCAATTGCCTGCCTTGTTCAAACCAAACAGCATCAAGGCCTTGGGCGCTAAAAAAGACCCAACTCATCCCATGAGCAAAGAACTGGTAGGCGACAGTGTGGAGTCCACAAAGTCAGCTCTTGAAGAAGCCATGACCGAAATTGAAGAAGACATGCTGAGCAAGGTCAAGCGTGATCTTACCACATACTTGGACAAACTGGAAAAAAAGGTACATGCCAACAGTGATCTCAAGGACAAGGCAGTGGATGACATTGAAGATGCAAACCCTGCCCGGGCCGGAAAACAATCCACAGCTGATGACGAAGAAATCGACGAAAACGATTACGAACTCACAGATCCCACAACTGTGCATGGCATAGAAGACAAAATAGATGACATGGCTGCTCAGCCACAGGCTCCGATCAAAACAGTAGAGTGCTGGCCAGGCAAGCTGTTTGAAATACACGGCAACGAAACCGATGGTTTTGAAATCCGTCACCAAGGCCGTAGCTTGCCCAGTCGTTTCCATAACATCGACGACGCTGACATGGCAATCAAATTGTACAAGGCACATCGGGATCGTAACGATCCATCTGCTGACTACATAGAAGAACGTTGATCCCCAATGAATCTCCTGGACTTGATCAGTGAATCTAGATCGGACTACGAGATTCACAACCGTGATAAACTTGATGGGATCTTGGTCGATCTTTGTCAATTGGTTATTGCCGGACAACGATCCGATCCACACCGCTGGGGCATGGTAGCTGCTGCGGTCTTAGATCCAATGAATCAAATTTGCAAAGGTGTGAATTACTACGATGTTCGCACCAGCGATCGAGTGCATGCCGAGCGTGCTGCCTTGGATAACTATTTGGAAAAATACGGAGAGGTTCCAAGGGGCACTATTGTTGTGACCACATGCTCACCATGCAGTGCTGATCACATGATTGGAAGATATGCACAAAGTTGCACAGACCTAATAGACGAATACAACATTCACCGAGTGTATGCTGGATTCGAAGATCCCACACAACCTGAACCACAACGTGATTTCAATATTGAAATCACTGCCAATCCCAAAATACAACAACTGTGCGAACGCTTTGCTCGCACATTTCTCTAACACGAGCCTTAGGACCGTGACCGCGGCTGCTGCGGGACGAAAAGGATTCGCTACCCCGATCGTCAAAGTGAGCCATTTTATTTGACTTCTTGAAACTGCAACTGTATACTTGTGTTTTTAGGAGCACTAAATGTCAGATCGTTCATTCAACGGCGAAGCCAAAATCAAACTTACTCAAATCATCAACGAAGGCATGCAAGTCATGCACGAAATTGATACCCTGCAAGGTGGACTCAATGACACCATCAAGGCAGTGGCTGAAGAGTTGGAAGTCAAGCCTGCTATTTTGAAGAAGGCCATCAAACTGGCGCACAAAGCTGAATTTGGCAAGGAAAAGCAAGACCACGAGTTGCTGGAAACTATTCTTGAAACTGTTGGTAAGACACTATAAATATCTACTCAGTAGACGAGTCGCTGCCGTAAGCAGCATGTACCACGGCTTACCGGCCACAAACGGAGAACAATGAGTTATATTGACGCACTATTTGATCGTGAGCACGATCGCATTCATGTTGTAGAACGCCGCAATGGCGTGCGCGAATATCGCGAGTATCCTGCAAACTACATCTTTTATTATGATGATCCTAGAGGTAAATTCCGTTCCATATACGGAAATTCTGTTTCCCGTTTCAGCACAAGAAATAACAAAGAGTTCCGCAAGGAAGTACGCATTCATGGCGGTAAGCAACTTTACGAAAGCGACATCAACCCTATATTTAGGTGTCTGGAAGAAAACTACAAAGACATCGACGCCCCGACGCTTCACACTGCGTTCTTTGACATTGAAGTTGCGTTTGACCATGAGCGTGGTTTTTCACCCGTTGAAGATCCTTTCAATCCCATCACAGCGATATCTGTGTATCTTGACTGGCTCGACCAACTCATTACACTTGCGATCCCTCCCAAACACATGAGCATGGAAACTGCCCTGGAGATCGCGGCAGAATTCGAGAACACCTTGATCTTCACAGACGAAGGTGAAATGATCAAAACATTTCTTGATCTAATCGAAGATGCAGATGTAGTAAGCGGGTGGAACTCAGAAGGCTATGATATTCCTTACACCGTAAACAGATGCACTCGTGTGCTGAGCAAAGATGACACTAGACGTTTTTGCTTGTGGGGACAACTGCCCAAAAAGCGCATGTTTGAACGCTTTGGTGCCGAACAAGAAACCTATGACTTGGTGGGGCGTGTGCATATGGACTATATGCAACTGTACCGCAAATACACCTATGAAGAACGCCACAGCTACAGTCTAGATGCTATTCTCGAGTACGAAGGCTTGGAAGGCAAGACCAAGTTTGAAGGCACACTGGATCAGCTGTACAATCAAAATTTCCGGACGTTTATCACATACAACCGTCAAGACGTTAACGGTATTGCACAAATGGACAAGAAACTGCGGTTCTTGGACCTAGCCAACGAACTGGCACATGCCAACACAGTGTTGCTACAAACCACAATGGGTGCTGTGGCAGTGACTGAACAGGCTATTATCAATGAAGCCCATGAACGTGGTATGGTTGTGCCCAATCGCCGGCAACGGCTCACAGACGAAGATACACAAGCCGCAGGTGCTTATGTTGCCTACCCTAAGAAAGGTGTGCATGAATGGATTGGATCAGTTGACATCAACAGCTTGTATCCGTCGGCAATTCGTGCTATGAACATGGGCCCGGAAACTATTGTGGGACAACTGCGTCTTACAATGACCGACCGGCTGATTCGAGAACGCATGGCCAAAGGCGATAGTTTTGCGGCTGCATGGGAAGGCTTGTTTGCCACGCTGGAATACACAGCCGTGATGGAACAACAACGTGGCACTGAAATTACCATTGAGTGGGAAAACGGCGAAGAAAGCATACACAGTGCCGCAGAGGTTTGGAGCATTATCTTTGATTCAAATCAACCATGGATCTTGACTGCCAACGGAACCATTCTTACATTTGAGAAAAAGGGTATAATTCCCGGCCTATTGGAACGTTGGTATAGTGAACGCAAAGAACTACAAGCCAAGAAAAAGGAAGCCAAAGATGCTAAAGAAATTGCTTTCTGGGACAAACGCCAGTTGGTTAAAAAGATTAACCTCAACAGTTTGTACGGCGCTATTCTTAACCCGGGCTGTAGATTCTTTGACAAGCGTATTGGACAGTCAACGACCCTTACTGGTCGGACCATTGCAAAACACATGGATGCTTATCTCAATGAGCTCATCACCGGCGAATACAATCATATTGGAAAAGCTGTCATATACGGAGATACTGACTCGTGCTACTTTAGCGCCTGGCCGGTTCTTAAAGCCGAAGTTGCTGCAGGCAGGATGGAGTGGTCTAAAGAAACGTGTATCGCACTGTACGACAGCCTTGCTGACCAAGTCAACAACAGTTTCCCTGGGTTTATGGAACAGGCATTTCACTGTCCGAGAGACATGGGAGCCTTGATCAAATGCGGTCGTGAAACAGTAGCAGATCGTGGCTTGTTTATTACCAAGAAGCGTTATGCTGTGAACGCCATTGACATTGAAGGCAAGCGACTGGATGTGGAGGGTAAGATTGGCAAGACCAAGGCCACTGGCCTGGATCTGAAGCGATCAGATACACCTAAGGTTATTCAAGAGTTCTTGTTGGAAATTCTAAATAAACTGCTGGCCGGTGCAGAGAAGGATGAAATTGTGGAACGCATACGCGAGTTCAAGTATGAATTCAAGGAGCGTCCGGGCTGGGAGAAAGGTTCGCCTAAGCGTGTGAACAACTTGACCAAGTACGGTGCAGAAGAAGCAAGATTGGGCAAAGCCAACATGCCAGGCCACGTGCGAGCAGCACTGAACTGGAACAACTTGCGACGAATGAACAGTGACAACTACTCCATGGCGATCGTAGACGGCATGAAAACCATTGTGTGCAAGCTGAAATCCAATCCCTTGGGCTGGACTTCAATTGGTTATCCCACAGACGAACAGCGCCTGCCCACATGGTTTACTGAACTGCCATTTGATGACGGCGAGATGGAAGCCACTGTGGTAGACGGCAAGATTGACAACTTGTTGGGCGTGTTGGACTGGGACCTGGCCGCAGCTACCAATACAGAAAACACATTCACAACGCTGTTTTCATTTGAGTAAACAACAACAAAAAATATTCTTTTTCTGTTGCAAAATCTAAATAGACCATATACAATTACACATAGGAGTAAACATGAGAGATTACCTTTTAGACTTAGTAGAACACACCCATGATCTTGGGTTCATTGATTTGATCAAAATCACAGGAGACACTGAAAAGACTTCCATCGTCGGCATTGCTGAAGATTTGAGTGTGGTGGTGTTTGGAGAGTTCAAAAATCCAGTACCGGAGTTTGTGGGCACATTTGGAATGCCAAACTTGAGCAAGTTGAAAATTCTTTTGAACTTGCAAGAGTACAGAGAAAATGCCAAGTTAAGCTTGACCAAGCGAACCACTGGTGAACCCGATGGTGTTAACTTTGAAAATGCCACAGGCGATTTCAAGAACAACTATCGATTCATGGCTGCTGAAATTGTCAGCGACAAGCTCAAGACTCCCAAGTTTGCCGGAGTCAACTGGCACATTGAATTTGAACCTGCTGTGGCATCTATCATGCGACTCAAAATGCAGGCACAGGCCAACGCAGAAGAACCCAACTTCCAGGCCAAGACTGAAGACGGCCATCTAAAGTTTTTCTTTGGTGATCACTCTACTCACGCTGGCAACTTTGTGTTCCAACATGACGTTGGTGGCACATTAAAACGTGCTTGGTCCTGGCCCGCCAGCCAGTTCATCTCTATCTTGGGTTTGACTGGCGATAAGACTGTACGCATTTCAGACGACGGTGCTGCCAAGATTACTGTTGATTCGGGTATTGCTGTTTACAACTACATCCTTCCTGCACAGAGCAAGTAATGACTGAACCTGTTGTTCAAGACAACCTCACAGCCAAGCAGAACGACTATGCAGTTTTTCTGCCGGCTATCAGTGGATTCTATGCCACGTTTATAGGCAAGCAAAGAAATGAACAATATGTCGATCCGGCAAGATTTCCTAACGGTCTTACGGATATGGAGCAGCTTAACTGGCTCAATTCCAATAAGGCTCTATTTCCGTATCGCTGGTCGCTCTACTCAGGAGGACATGCTAACCTGGATCTCTCAAAACAAGACTGGAGCGAAGACATGGTTCGCTCTCGAGAGCCTGGCACATTCATCCTGGGTGATTCGGGAGGATTCCAGATTGCCAAAGGTCTTTGGGAAGGTGATTGGAAGGCCAACTCGGGTTGTCCTCGGGCACAGAAGAAGCGAGAACTAATATTAAACTGGTTAGATAATGTTGCTGACTATGGAATGATCTTGGATATCCCAACTTGGGTTATTCACGACAAGAAAGCATCAGCAGCATGTCAGATTACCACGCTTCAAGAAGCAGTGGATGCAACCAAGTTCAACAACGAGTACTTCATGAAGCATCGTAAGGGTGTGGAAAACGGCGGTGCTAGATTTTTGAACGTGCTACAAGGCGACAACCACACATCAGCAGAAACATGGTACCAAACCATGAAGGAATATTGTGATCCTGTGAAGTATCCCAACACACACTTTGATGGTTGGAGCATGGGTGGTCAGAATATGTGTGACGTCCACTTAGTATTAAAACGATTGGTAGCATTACGATATGACAATTTATTGCAACAAGGCCGACACGACTGGATGCACTTCTTGGGCACCAGTAAACTTGAGTGGGCAGTACTACTCACAGTTATCCAGCGGGCTGTTCGCAAGTACGTCAACCCCGACTTCACTATCAGCTTTGACTGTGCAAGTCCATTCTTGGCAACCGCAAACGGCCAGGTCTACTTCGAGAACGTATTCCCCCAAGACGGTAAATGGTCATACAGAATGGCACCTAGTGCCGATGATAAGAAGTACGCAACCGACACCCGCAAGTGGTCAACTGGCGTAGTAGCAGACGGCATTTATGACCGCTGGGAAGAAAGTCCAATCAGCGACATGCTGACTATGCGGGATATTTGCATCTACAAGCCCGGCGATCTAAATAAGATTGGCAAGGAAGGCAAAACTTCTTGGGACAGCTTCAGTTATGCGCTGCTAATGGGTCACAACGTTTGGATGCACCTAACTGCTGTACAAGAAGCCAACAGACGTTTTGATGCCGGTGAACATCCTGCTATGATGCGTCGAGATGGTGGCGACTATGCTTACTTCGAAGACATTGTTGAGCGTATATTTGCTGCGCCCGATCGTGCTAGCTCAGAAGCGATCATTGAACAGTACGATTCATATTGGATGCAGGTAGTTGGCACACGTGGCTTCAAAGGCAAGAAAGCCAAGAATGCACGAACCCAGTTCAATGCGTTGTTTAGTTTTGACAAAGCAGAAGAAATTGAATTAGATTTAGAAGATACCACAGCATTAGACCAGTTGGAACAGGAACAGAAATGATACGCGACGGACACAACCATGCAGAATTCTTCACTGGCACAGAAGTTGAACATACCCCGGTGTTTGGTCACCAAACTTTGTTTGTGGTAGGACTGCAATCTGTGACGCAGATTGCCTGGCAAATTGGAGACTACAACAGTCGGCATCGCAATCCCATCACTCACATCTACTTTGGTGCCAACATGAGTTTTCCAAACCCTGTGTTGTCTGACGCCGAAACATGGACTGCCTGGGAAACTGTGATTCTTGAGTTTCTCAATCAAGGATACTGGTGTACGCTGGACATAGATTCAAGTTCTGTGCCAGGCTTGACCGAAGGCCAATTGTGTGAACAACCGCAGTTTATTCCTATGATTTCGGTGAAACTGCCCTATTTACAACAGCTGGGATATAATGCTACAATCAAGCTGGACGACAGAGATTTTCGCGCAACCAATTCAGGTGTGTGGTGCCATAGCTTGCACGACTTGATGGACCGAAACAAATTTACCAGCTGGGACAAATATACCAAGGACGAAGTTATAAAATGATACAAGCAGAACGTGAAGCCATTGAGCGAATCAAAGCAACCGCAGAAAGAAAGATATATGTTACGTTTCAAAAGGAAGGTATTCACTGCTACCCCGCAGCAGCGACTGACCCTGCTTTGGCAACTGGCGATGGGTACGATGTTAGTTTTCTTGGTGCACCTCATCGTCATATTTTCCATTTTTGTGTATGGATCGATGTATTCCACAACGACAGAGACATTGAATTCATCCAGTTCAAACGCTGGCTTGAAAATCTCTACTCAGGAGGAATCCTTGAGCTCAACTACAAAAGCTGCGAAATGATCGCAGATGACCTGTATCTACAAATTGCTGGCCGCTATCCCGGTCGTGCAGTGTGGATTGAGGTAGCCGAAGATGGTGAAAACGGCGCCCTCATCAAATACGAAACTCACCGCCCTTATCAAACAATTGCTATCTAAAGGAAACAAAATGGCAAAACCCAACTTCAAACCCAACTCTCGTGTGCATGAGATTTTTGAAGATCTCGAAAAACTCTTGGCATTCTGCCAAGACTATGGCTATCGCTACAACGAAGGCGATTTGTACAACTTCAAAAGCTATGCTTGGCAACAATTCACCAAGTATGCACAAGGCAAGAATGCCAAGAACATGTGGGACGAAGACACTCGCCGTCTAGCTGGG